GGTGTCGCCGGCCTTGAGAACGGGCAGCATGGTCAGACTCCGGTCATGACGAAGAGGTACAGCTCGAGGTTCTGCTGCCGCCGCTCGAGCGCGGCGCCGACGATCTCGTGCCGCGTCTCCCTGGGCAGCACCAGGAACGTCCGGCGGCCGCCCTTCATCCTCGAGATGACGTGACGCACGACCTCGAGCTTGGTGCTCATCGCGTGGCAGTCGCGGTCGACGATCTGGTGGACGACGTGCTTGTGCGACATGGCGGCCTCCTAGAGCGGGCTGCCGATGACGGAGAAGCCGGCGTCGACGATGCCGCTGACGATGTCGCCGATGTAGCGCGGCTCGACGACGACGCCCTTGGAACCCCACGCCAGCGCGTCCTGGCTGATGTGCTCCGCGACCCAGTCCTCGGCCAGGTCGGTGAGCGGGGTGAGGATGATGATCGAGCCGTGGTTGTCGACGCTGAAGTCGATCGCGGGCTCGGGGCGCTTCTGCGCGTCGGCGAGGTCGTGGAGTTCCGCGAGGCCCGGGTAGAACTGGCCCGGCAGCGAGTCGTCGTTGGCGATGACGGCCTGGTAGGAATTCGAGAACATCGTTGTCTCCTGGTAGTGACCCGCTGGCAGGCGGGAGTGCGGGGCGCACTGCGCAGCCCTGGGGGCTGCACGCTGCGTCCAGCTAGAACGAGAAGTCGTAGTACTCGCGGCGCACCCCGATCGCGAGACGGCGGCCGCTCTTCGTCCCCACCTCGATCCACTCGCCGCTCTTGCGGAGCGAGAAGCTCTGGACCTTGGCGTCCGTGTCGGGCTTGTACACGTAGCCCTGGTCTTCGCTCATGCCGTTGCTGTCGGAGCGCTCGGCGTGGTCACGCTGCACGTCGACGAAGGTGACGCCGCGGGACTTGCGTACGCCGACGATCGTGGCGGCGTGGCGGTCGGTCCACAGCAGGATCGTGGCGCCCATGCCGACCTTGGGTTCCGGGTGGCGCGAGCTGGCGGCGATGTGGTTGATGAACGAGCCGGTGGCGGTTCCGAGTTTCATGGCGGTCTCCTAGTTCTGCTCGCTGGTGACGATGCGGTAGGACTTCGGCAGCGACCCGATCACGTGCGGGAAGCAAAGGTAGTCCTTGAACTTCGGGCGATAGCAGATCACCCAGTTCATCTCGATGACCTTCGCGCTCTCGATGTCGTCGAGGATCAGGCGCGCGTCGGCGTAGGTTGGCGAGTTCCCGTTGATCGGGTTCTGGCGGGCCCTCGCGGCCTGGAGTTCGGGGGAAGCCTGGTTCATCGCGTCTCCTGGTTGGTGGCGGTGTGGGTGGCAGCCCACGATTCGAACTCTACTCGCAATCGCGAATAGTGTCAATACCGCCGGGTATACCGTTTGTCGGCTGGTGTTGGGAATGATTCTCATCTGGAGGGGGGAATGGCGAAGGAGGGGAGCAAGTTCCGCAAGGGGAGCCGCGCGCACCAGGCGCGCATGGTCGTGCTGGCCGAGATCCGCGGCCGCATGCTCAAGCCGGTGATCTACGGCGGCGAGATCCAGATCTCGCAACGCACCGGCGCCGGCTGCCCGTTCTCGGACCTGCAGGACGAGGCGGCCCAAGCGGCGATCGTGAGGCGGCGCGTGCCGCACCTGGCGTCGGCGGCGCCGGCGCTCGCGGAGGTGGCGTGACTACCATCGCCTGGGATGGCCGCTTCCTTGCGGCAGACGGCGGGAGCATGCTCGGCAACCTCCAGATCCCCGCGGAAAAGATCGTCGTCGGCGAGGTGAGGCGGACACACCCGGCGCTGCCGTTCAAGACCGGCCCGGCGTTCCTGACCGGCGCCGGCAACGCCGGCGAGGCGAAGGCGCTCATCCGCTGGCTGCAGGGGATCGGCGACGAAGCGCAGCCGGCGGGGGAGTACCACATCCTCGTGGTGAACTCCCGCGGCGCCTGGTCGATCGACCCGGTGCTCGATGTCACGTTCCACGGCCGCAGGCCGATCGCCATCGGTGCCGGCGCCGAGTTCGCGATGGGCGCTCTCGCGATGAGGGCAACGGCGCGCCGCGCCGTCATGGTGGCGAAGCAGTACGGCAACCCGGCGTGGTCCTTCGGGAAAACGTCGGTGTTCGATTCACGAGGCCTTCGCAGAGGCCGTTGATCAACGCTGGCCGGACCGCCGTGAGGCAGGACCAATGGCCGGCGCCAACAAGGAGAGCGACATGGGCGGTGGACTGAAAAGCGGCGAGGGGAAGAGGCTGAAGGAGCAGATGGGCAAGAAGCCCAGGCCGATGGCGACGGACGCAGAGTGGGACGAGTTCGTGCACCTGTCGGCAGGCGGGAAGCTCCGCGCGCTCCACGAGCACGACGCCTACTACGAGGGGATCAGGCGTCGGTGGCAGGAGGAGTCGGGCTTGGGCGCGGCGAGCGCGGCCGCGTGGCTGCGGCAGCTCTCGCTCTGGGAGGGAGACGCGAACGCCGAGGTCACCGGGATGCCCAGGGCGTAACCACGCCTGACCTCAAGGTGACGCCGAGGCAGCGAAAAGAGGTCGAGCGGTACGAGGCCGACGCTCGAGACGGGGTCGGCTGGATCGGCTGCTGTCTGCTCGCCGCGGCGTGGCTGATGGTCTTCCTGTAACACGCGGCCTTGGCCGAATGGCGAGGCGGCTGCCTTCCAAGCAGCTCGATGGGAGTTCGATTCTCCCAGGCCGCTCCAGCGATCCCCGTAGCGCCAGGATAGGCGCGCGGGCCTGAAGTCCTCGTGTAGCGGGCGAGGCGCACACGCGGTAGCTCCCGTGGCGAACGAGCCAGGTCGCGCCTGGCACCTCTATCGCAATGGTCAGCGGCCGACCGGAGGCGAAGCCGTAGGGCGGTCCGCTGCACCTACTGTTAGGCATCAGTGCTGGAAGGAGATGAAACGATGCGAGTGCTTGAGCGACACAGCTACGAAGACTGGATGAACGACATGGCGACGGACGACAGCAAGCCGGCGCGCGGGTGGAATGCACAGTGGCAGCCGCGCTGCGACTGCTGCGGCCGGTTCGTGTTGCCGGGCTCGCCTGGGTCTTCGTGGGTGAACGTGCCATGCACCGACATCAACGCAGGCGACCAGCGCGAACGCTGCGCCGCGTGCACCAAGAAACGCGGGCCAGCCAAGGCGATGCCCGGCTACGTCGAGCACTTGGTGTGCGGCGTGGTTCCTGATGCCTAACGCAGGATGGCGCAGTTGGTAGCGCGCCGGGTTCATACCCCGGAGGTCGCCGGTTCGAGTCCGGCTCCTGCAACCATGACGCCCGCCCATGCAGGGCAACGCTGCGCAAATTGCGACAGCGGCTCCGGTAAGAGTCCGGGGCGGGCAGCTTCAATGCGCGCAGGGCGCCGTGGAACCGTAAGGAACGGTCCCCGGCTTCACGCCGGGCAGTCAAAACGCCCTCGCGCTGAGTTCATCGGGCAGGCAGTGGGCACTGGCGAGCCCAACGGACTGTAAAATTCGATCGACGCGCAGCAATGCGACGCGGTGCGACGAGAGAGGGTTCTGAGCCGCGCGGGTACGACACTCAACTCAGGGCGCATTCCCTCCCAAAGCGCCCGGTCGATCGAATTCCTTCAACGGGCGGCGAGTCGATCGCCCGGGGTTTCACTCTGGGTCCGGGATCGCATCCGGGCCGTCCGACCATTCAAGCCAGGCGGAGGCCACCATGACCATGGACAGAGCCATCGCGAGCGGCAAGGAGCACCGGCGGCCGTACCGCGGCTCGCGCGCCTTCGACCGATCGTGCCGGCACGGCGGTTCGTGCTCGTGGTGCGAGGGCAACCGGACGGTGCGCGCGAAGCGCGAGATCTCGGCCGCGCGTGACCTGCTCGAGCCCCGCAGCGTGGTTTGGCCGCCGATCGAACCATAAACGGCACAGGCGCGTGCGCCGAGTGCTCGCCCGTCGTCAGTCCGGCGGCGGGCGCATGATCAACGGGGGCGCAACGCAGCTCCCCCTCCTCCTGGCTGCGCGCCGCAAGGCCGCGCCCCCACCCATTCGGAGCACGCACACATGGCAAGTCAGAGCGCTACCCGCGAGGGCGTGCTGAACGCGAGGCAGGTCAGGTTCGTCGAGGAGTACCTCGTCGACTTCAACGCCACGCAGGCAGCCATCCGCGCAGGCTACTCGAAGAGGACAGCCTCGGAGCAGGGGTACGACCTCCTCAGGAAACCTCAGATCGCAGAGGCCATCCAGGCGAAGCAGCGCGAGCTGTCCGCGAAGACGGGGATCACCGTCGAGCGCGTGGTGCAGGAGCTCGCGCGCCTGGCCTTCAGCGACGTGCGCAAGCTGTTCAACCCGGACGGCTCCTTGAGGCCGGTACACGAGCTGGACGACGAGGCGGCGGCCGCGATCGCCTCGATCGAGGTGGAGGCGCCCACCGAGCGCAGCCCGGTCTGGTCGAAGAAGATCAAGGTCTGGGACAAGCGCGGCTCGCTCGAGGCGCTCCTCAAGCACCTCGGTGCGGAGGGCGGCAAGCCGCCTCCGGAGGTCGCCGGCGCCGCAGTGCCGAGCGCGCTGGGGGCGCTGATCGAGAAGCTGGACAAGATCGCGAAGGTGGCGGCATGAGCTCGGCCGCCATCGACCTTCAGGCCTCGCGCGATCGCCGCGACGCGGGCATCGACCGCAGCGCCAGGAACTCGGGCCAGGAGTGGCAGGACGATGCGTACCTGTCCCTGGTCAGGTTCCTCGACCTGCGCATGTCGTCGGTGCTCGACGCGTTCCTGTGCGAGGAGGTCCGCGACGCGGCCGAGCGTGCCGGCTTGCCGGATCCACCGACCAAGCGCGCGTGGGGGGCCGTGATGCGGCGAGCTGCGCGCAACCGGCTGATCGTTCGGCAAGGGTATGCCCCAGCGCTCTCGTCGAACCTGTCGCCCAAGGTGCTGTGGAGGCGGGCGTGAGCGCCGCGCTCCGCCGCGCGCGCCTGGTACTGGAGGCCGCCGACCGCCAGGTCGACCGCTTCTTCGACTGGCTGCGCGACTGGTTGCCGGACCTGCAGCGATGAGCCCGGTCGTGGTGAGGTGCAACACGTGTGGCTCCGAGTGGGAGGTGATCAACCTACCTGTCGGCGTCGCGATCCCGCTGTGCATGCACTGCGCGAAGCGGTCGCTGGCATCGAACGAGGTCAGCCCGCCGGCGCCCGAGCCGGATGCCGCGGCCTGACGCCGAGCTCGCGCTCGAGGCCGAGATACGCCCGTGGGTGCAGGGGGCGAGCCTCGGCAAGGCCCGAGAGATGTACGAGGCGATCGAGGGCGACCTCGGCCGCGCCGGGCAGCGCGCACTCGCGAGGGCCGACCGCTTCTATCTGCTGACCTGCCTCATGGGGCGGGTCGATGCCGCGCGCCCGTGGCTGTACGACCGGTGCCGCGAGGTCGAGGCGGACCCGGACGGATACCTCGACCTGTGGGCGCGCGAGCACTACAAGTCGACGATCATCACCTTCGCCGGCTCGATCCAGGAGATTCTGCGAGACCCAGAGATCACGATCGGGATCTTCTCGCACACGCGCCCGATCGCGACCAAGTTCCTCCGGCAGATCAAGGAGGAGCTCGAGCAGAACACGCGCCTGATCGCGCTGTTCCCGGACATCCTCTGGGAGAAGCCGCACAAGGACGCGCCGCGCTGGTCCCTCGAGACTGGCATCGCGGTGAAGCGCACGACCAACCCGAAGGAGGCCACCGTCGAGGCGCACGGCCTGGTCGACGGCCAGCCGACCGGGGCGCACTTCAGCCTCCTGGTCTACGACGACGTCGTGACCCTGGCGAGCGTGAGCACGCCCGAGCAGGTCAAGAAGACGACCGAGGCGCACTCGCTCTCGGACAACCTCGGCGCGCGCGGCGCCGACGGGATGAAGCGCAAGTGGCACATCGGCACGCGCTACAGCTTCGCCGACACGTACGCCAGCCTGCTCGAGCGCAAGGTGCTCAAGCCGCGGGTGTACCCAGCGACCGACGATGGCACGCGGGACGGCAACCCGGTGCTGCTCTCTCGTGAGGCCTGGGAGAAGACGAAGCGGGACCAGGTCAGCTCGATCCTGGCGGCCCAGATGCTGCAGAACCCAGCCGCCGGCACGCAGGCCATGTTCCAGCAGGACTGGCTGCGGTTCGCCGACATCCGGCCGGCGACTCTCTCGATCGCGATCCTGTGCGACCCGGCGAGCTCGCAGAAGAAGGGCGCCGACAGCACGGCCCTGTACGTGGTCGGCATGGACGCCGCGCGCAACCGGTACCTGCTCGACGGGTACCACCACAAGATGACCCTGAGCCAGCGCTGGTCGGCGCTGTCTGGGCTCTACGCGAAGTGGACCAGCGAGCCCGGCGTGCAGAGCGTGCGCGTCGGATACGAGCGCTACGGCTCACTGAGCGACATCGAGTACTTCGAGGAGCGCATGCAACTCTCCGGGCAGCGCTTCCCGATCGAGGAGCTCAACTGGCCGCGCGAGGGCGGGAACGCGAAGCTCGACCGCATCCAGCGTCTCGAGCCGCACTTCCGCAACGGGCGCGTCTACCTGATCGGCGTCTACAAGGCGGAGACCACGAACCAGCGCCGCATGGTCGACGAGGGCCAGCCGTGGCGCGTGCTGAAGCCGGTGCGTCGGGTCGACGAGAACGGTGACGCGTACTCGCTGAACAAGCGCCTGCTCGACGAGTACCTGGTCTACCCGTACTCGACGCACGACGACGGTCTCGACTGCCTGTCGAGGATGGAGGACATCGGCCTACTGCCGCCGGTGCTCATCGACGCGAAAGACCTCGAGCCGGAGGCGGTTTGAACGTACCGAAGATGCCGACCCTCATGGAACTGCTGACCGGCATGCACCGCGATGCGGAGCAGGCCGACCCAGAGCCAGCCTTCAAGAAGGCATCGAAGTACTCGAGCCACGCGTTCACCGGAGGCATTCGCGAGAGCGACGTCGGTGTCGACGTGCGCGAGATGGGCGACTCGATCTCGATCCACGGCACGAGAGCCGGGCACCTGTACCTGTACGAAGAGACGCACGACCTGTCTCGCTGAACGAGAGTAGGAGGGGGCATGTGGAACGGAGCTGGAAGCGTGACGCCAGGGATCGACGACCTCAAGGAGTTCGAGAGCCGGGTGTCGAGTGAGATCTTCGACAGCTACATGTGGTCCGAGATGTTCTATCCAGAATCGTTCGAGATGTGTCGCCGCGTCACCATCTGGCGCGACGGCAGGTTCGCCGGCGAAATCACGGTTCCCACTTCGATCGACATGGCGCTGGCTTACCGAATCCTGGGCGACCGCATGCATCAGGTCCGCCGCGCCTTCGATCTCTATCAGCCGACACGTTCGATCGGCTGCATCCCGATGCTCGAACTGGAGGCCGCATGAGCGACGTCGTCAGGACCAGCAGGCAGCTCTGGTCGCACGCGGTGCGAGCCGCCGAGGCCGAGAGCGAGCTCGACGCGGCGAACGCGACGGCCGGCGTGTCGGCGCTGCTGCGCAAGAAGGAGGTCGCCTACGAGTTCTCGAACGGTCGCGAGTTCGAGCAAGGGAAGGGGGCTTACGAGTGAGCGGCGTCATCTCGAGCATCCTGGCCGCCGCCGAGAAGGCAGAGCGCGAGGGGCGCATTACGCCGCAGTTCGTGCGTCTGCCGTCCTTCATCTACCGCG